ACATATTCAAAGAACTGGTTATTTTTTAAAGATTCTTTATCTACTGCACCAAGGAGTTCAGCGTAACCACGAATTGTTTGATCTAGTCTCCAGTCTTTTATTTCGCTGCCAAACTTATCTTGTTCTTGTGTTGAATAATACACATCAAAGTTCATAGAGAATAAAAAGTCTGGAGCACAATACACCTATAGCACCCCTAGTTTTGTGATTGGTGTAGCATATTTACTCAATAACTTATCAACAATCATATTTCCAGTACCAGAGGTGGCGAGGTCGTTATACTTTACCCTAAATTGATCAGTTTGATATTCTGAAATATACCTGTTGATATAAGTAATCTTATTACACTTAATATCATCAATTAACATTTTTGTAGCATCTTGAATATCTTGTGGCACTACTGGCCAACCAAATTCTCCATATATTACATAAGTATATTTTTCTGGAAACAGTGGTAACCCACGATATTCAGTCATATTATTAACAGAATCATAATTGTCACCAAAAAGCATAAATGAGTCCGATGCTGCTATTGGAAGTTGTACATTCTTATGTTGTAATTTGCTAATCTCATACCCCACCGCAATGCTAATTGCTGTATGATCTGGTGTTACAAAGTATGTATCTTGAGTTGCAGATGCAGAAAGATCAAAACGATTGTAGTCTAATAGGTTGTTTTTATAGACATAGTTAATCCTATTAATTCTTTTAGATACTGGAAGAATATCTGCTCCACTGCCAAGGGTTTCTATTTGGCTGCTCTCATAATAAAATCCACCTGTCATCATATCAATGATTTGACGAGCAGTTCTTTCATACATAATATATGTATCGTATTCCCCCTCAGTTTCTGCTAAATCTAATGGATTAGTATATGGTCGATAAATATATAATGTATCTACTACAACAATTTCATCAGCCTCATTGAGAACATCTTTAGAATAAATATATAATGAAAATGTAGCATCATATCTTGCAAAGTCAGCACCTAGTTCTTGAGTAACTACTCCACTTCCATCAGCAGTAACATCATAAGTTTCAACTAATTTTGCATAATCATCATAAATTTGCATAATGTATTCTTCATCTGGATTTAATCCAGAGTATGAAACTGATAATGGAAATGGTGGCTGACGCAAAATATTCATGTTATAGTCCGTAATAAGTTGCTACTTCATCAGGACTTGCTTCTCTAATTCCTGATCTTGTAAGCCACTTTTCGGCCTCCTCTTTAGTTACAATGTTATATCCCTTAGAAATATGACCAATGCCAACCCAGTGGATATTCTTATTGGAAAAAATTGCTACTTTTCCATCTACCTTATTTTCCTTTTTTACAATCTTTTGAAAAGTATTTTCAGCATGACGAGATGCAATAACATTAGTGTCATTGGTAATGGTAGAAGATTTTGGCACTCTTTGTTCAAGTCTAATTGATGTTGACTCAATAACATTTTGATTCTTTTCTTCATTATTTGATAATGAAGCATTAAGATCTAAAATTTTACCAATCATTTCTGCTTTTGTTCTAATACCTGATAAATCTACATTATTTTCTTCTGCATATATTTTAATTTGTGAAATAGTCATATCGTAAAGATCGGTCATCGTAATCCTCCTTTTGTAATTATATCAGAATATGCTTGTGGGGACAGGTTAGCCCTGTCCCCAACAAACATTGATATTTAATTATCAGGAGCCTGCGCCAGATACATCTGCATAAGCAACTGCATCTAGTTCCTCCCATGTTAGACCGAAGCGAACGAATACGGTGTATTCGATTGTATCCTTCTTGGCCATGTACTCACGGTTTACAGTGATATCTCTCTGGAAGCCCCATACACGGTTAGCAGGGAATGTTAGGTCAACATAATCTGCTGGGTAGTAAGGAACCTCTAGAACCTGAACACCAAGAACGCGAGTTGTGCGTGCTGTACCAAAGGTCTGAGCCTGGCCGTCAAGGTATGCCTGACGATTGCTCTCTGTACCACCATTGCGTGGGGCGAATGCCTCAGCAATAGCATCTGCAAGGGTTCCGTTGTTAGCAACGATTCCAGCAAATGTATCAGTTCCAGCGTAGAACTTAAGGTTGTTCTTAATTGCACGGTACTTGCGTGGTAGTGCATAGATGATCTGCTGCATTACCTCTGGAGTCCAGGCGTTGTTTGAAACAGCAACTACTGCCTCATGAGCATCACCTGTGGTCTTTACCTGGTTGACAAAGCCGTTCATGATTCCAAGGAATGGATCTGCACCGCCGTCACCATTAATTGCTAGATCTTCAATATCGTTAGCAAATGCGCTAGTCATTAGACGAACTAGATGATCCTCTAGTGCAGCACCTTCGATATTGTCCTCTAGGGACTCTGTTGAAACTTCCCAATCTAGACGAATCTTCTTTGTTGTTAGTTCTACCTTTGTGAAAGTAGCACCAGCATTGTCGTAATTGCCTAGAGCCTGGGCAGCAGCACGAATAACGCGCTCTCCAACGTTGACCTTTTCGATCTCCATTGTGTTTGCACGCATTGTAACTCTGCGACCGTCGTTGGCAAGAACAGTAGCATCCCATACATAATCAATGAAACGATTAGCCTGCTCTGGATTTAGTAGACCACTGGCTACACCTGTTGGGTTAACTGCGTTTGGGCCTGTTGTGTCACCGTAATTAGCGTTTGGAATGTTTCCAAGTACGCCAGGAGCGGGATCAGTAACAGTTCCTACACCACCAGCAGCAACGGCACCCTGACCCTGGTATAGACCTGGGTTTGGATTACCATATTGTCCAGCATCGCTAGGCTGATTCTTAATAATTTCTTCTGACATTTATTTTCACCTCCTGAATTCCTTATTGGTTTATGCGAATAGGTCGGACTTTGTGAGGAAACGACCGCCCCATAGTGATTGATTTCTTTGAGCCTTGATAATTGGCTCCTGAACGACCTCGCCAAGATCGCCAGACTTACGGAAAGCAGTATCCTTTTCTACAGCATCTACACGCTTTCCAAACTCTTCTTTCATTCCAGCAAACTCTTGCTGAACACCAGAAACTGTCTTGTTAAGTTCCTCAACTTTAGCATTTACAGCCTTGATTGTCTCAGCAAGCGAACTGATAACAGAAGTCATTTCATCTGCAAGTGCTTTTGTTGCTTGAATTGATTCCTTGACCTCATTAGTTAGTGGAGCAAGAGACTTTTCTTCCTCTGCTACCTGGGCCTTGTCCATATCATTGACCATGCCCTCATCTTCCTCTTCAGCCATTTGATCCTCTGTCTCTGTCTCTGGCTCTTCAACATCTACCGCTGCCTTTTCAATAACTTCTTCAGCGGGGGCCTCAACAGAAGCAACTTCAACATTATCTGACTTTTCCACAATGCCAAACTTATCTTGTGACTCAACAGATACTTCTGGAGTTTCTACAACTTCTGAAATTGATTTCTTCATATCGCTTACCTCCTTTACATCATTTTTAATGTGCTTGATTAATGTTTTAACTACATCTGCCTTTTCTGCGTCATTAGTTTCTACAAAACCAATATTTTGCATACCTTTGTCGCATTGTGGGCAGTCGGAGGTATTTCCAGAGTGTAACTGGACAAGATCATCTTCCTTGCACCAAAATACGTTTTCAATAAGAGCCTTAGCGAGGTAACCTCCACCTTGCCCCTTTTCAATACTAATGACATTGGCATACTGGTTTGCAGGATTATCTACTAGAGATAATTCATGTAAGTCATAGTCTTTTATGACTCTAACTGACTTACTCATATCCTCATTAAATGAATCCTCATAGTCAATTACAGATCCACCAATTGAGAAACCTGTCAAAGTTCCATCAAGAACTTTTTCCCATGTATCCTGAGCGCCCTTGCTAACATATGCGGAAACAAAAACACCCTTATAGGTTTTTCCAGTTTCTACATCGTAAAATGAATCTTCCTTAAAAGAAACAAGTTTTCCTACAGCAACTGGCTGATGCATCTCTCTGATATTGCCACGAAATCTTTCGAAAGCCTTAACACTAGCATCAGAGGCAACAATATCGTCTTGACGATCAATATTGTCTAGTGTGGCAAATCCAGATACAATTCTTCTTTCTCTGTCTACCTTTGCAATAGGCATAGATAGACGAAGATTATTTCCCTGGGAACTCCAATTTGCCTTAGAAATTTCCATAGTATTCCTATTATATCAACATTTTATTAAATTGTTATCAATTTTTAATATTATGCTGTTCTTCTGCCTTCACCTTTTGGATTTCTTCCTTCTACAGTTGCCACGCTATCTGATGCATTTGCGGCTCTTTGTGCATCTCTTTCTCTATTTTGTGAAAAATTAGCCCTAGCATCAGTTGCTTGTCGTGGTGTCATTGAAAAGGGTTCAGATCCATCACCGTCAGGACGAGCAGGCATACCAAGTTGCTCTCTAGCCTCATCTGGTGTAATGATTTGAGTCTTAACATATCTTTCAAGAATTTGAGATTGTGCAACTTCATCTGTCAAAGTAAACTCTTCAAACTTTAGTTGAACAATATCTGTCTTTGTTTTAATAACTTTTCCAATAATCTTTTCCAATGTTTGTTGTGCTGGACGAGTAACCTGCTCCTTAAATGTTCTATCTTGTGCTAGAGCAGCAGCAAGTCCACCAGTGTCTACCCCGCCCAATTTAGAAAGTGGTACTTGATGTGCCATAAGAATATCATCACGATTCTTTTGATGATATTTTTCAAATGATCCCTCCTGTACACCATTCTCAATGGGCTTCATTTCAAACTCAATTTTATTTCCATCCTCATCTGCTGGAAGAGGAATATATAGTGTTCTATGATTCTGTCCACGAACACTTGTTTGAAGGAATCTAAATAGTCTATCTTCTGATTCAGCACTAAGTCTTGCACCCTTGACTACCACAATATATCTTGGCACTGCCTTATTCTCAAAATAATCTACGTTATATTGTGCAGCAAGTTGATCACCCTTTAATGACAAAAATGCTGAAACTATGTCTGGAACACCATAAAAAGTATTAAGTGGTGAATAACTCTTAAAATGAATTACCTCGTTTGGTCTTGGATCATCGGTAATTGGATTAGGGTTAGTTGCACCAAAGTTTCTAAAGTATACAATTTTACCGCCAATAATTTGAGTGAAACCATCTCTCACTCTACGAACTCTCATAGTTGTTGATGGAATATGTCCAATATAACCAATTTCTCCAGTTACCGTCCTACCAACTTCCATATATCCATTACCAGTGGCTTCTAGATCAGTATCAATCTTTTCCATAATAGTTGTAAAACTATCTTCATCATTTAAACTTTCTAACCACTCGCGCATATCCCCTTTAAGTCTATCTATTCTTCTTTTTGCTCTCATTGCTGATGCTTCATCTGATGATGCTTCAATTTTCATAATTACATCTGGTGCTGTATCAAATCTATATCCAAGACCAACAGTATTTGATACCTTTGCATCAATAGCAGCATGATTAGCAAAGTTAGTGTCATAAAAACTTGCAAGTTCATAAAGATT